CCCACCATCTATTTTGATTCGACTACCTGCATATCTTGCAAACATAATCCAATCTTTTACTTTGCACCACGGACCCTCGGGATACCTCTCTTTATCCTTATAACATTGCGGACCCATAGCCATAACTAATCCTACTTGTGATGCAACTTGTTGTTTTTCTAAAGTAGTTTCAGCTAATACTAATCCACCTTTAGTTTTTTCTTTCATTTTAAAAGGTAAAACTAACATACGCCAACCTGTTGGCTTTGGTAAATTTGGTTCTTGTTTTTTCTCTGATTTTTTTACACCAATAAGATCATTGTTTGGTGTTAATATCGATGACTGTTCCTTCATTTTGCTCCTTATCGTTTAGCAGGTTAGAGAGTTCCTGTCTGGTCGCCTCGTAGGCATTTATTTGTCCTATTATATACTTATAATTTTCCATGTTGTCAACACCACCAGAAGTTACATTAATTGCTAATGCTTCTATTCTAGTATTAATAAAACGGAGTAATCTATTGATTGCTGTTTCTAATTGCATTAAGCACCAACTTTCTTCATAGCTTTTTTGTGACTTTTAGAAAATGACATTCCTTTTTTCATGTCTTTTTTCATACTAGCCATATGCTTTGAAGAATGATGCTTTTTGTGTTTTTTAAGTGTTGTTTTTTGTCTTTTAGTTAACATTTCCATCTCCTTCTTGCCTGACGGATTCGTGAGTTTGGATCGTTACGTGTTTTTGCTGATGACCTTTTTAATTGTCCTAGTGATCTAGCGCAGTATGATTTTCTACGATTGCTCTTCTATAGGCAGCGACACCTGCTTTAGTCATGCCTGCTCCAGACTTTGTAGATCTGTAGTTCTTTTTATTTCGAGAAATTGGATTTTCTGCTCTACCACCTCTAGCCATTCCTTTTTTAATCATTCCTCCTGTTGTTCTAGGATTAGGTAAGACTGATTTTTCTCTTTTTTTAAACCTAATTTCTTGTTGTCCTGTTTTAGGATTAACAACAACTACTCTTTTGTGTGTTGCATTTTGAAATTGAGTCACTAGCTTTTTTTAGCAGTTTTAGCAGATCTTTTTAAAGCTTTATCAGTTACAGTTCCTTTACCAGGTCTGCTTTTACCTCTTTTTTTGGCTCTGTTCATGTAAAAGTAAAGACCTTTTTTAACAGTACGTCCGTCTTTAGTTACATGAGTATCTTTTCCTGATCCACCTTTTTTATAATTAGCTCTCATCATTCCGCCTCCCATTGCTTTCATACGGCCACCATCTTTGTATCCCATTATTTTTTTAGCTACTTCAGGATTTTTCGATGCTAATTTGTTCATACCTTTTGATGGGTATTTACCTTTTTTATCGGGTGTTCCATCTCTATAATTTCGTCTCATATTATTTTTCCTTTTTAAATAATTTAAATTTTTGACTTCGTTTTTTATACTTTGGAAATTTCTTTTTTGCAAGTTCATTTGCACCTATAGTTGCTCCGGCTCCGGCTGCAGCAAATGTACCAGCTGCTATGGCAGCGTTTCTATCTATTTTTTTATTTCTAGCCTTACGTAGTTTTTCAGATTTTTCTATATCATTACTAGATTTAGACATTGATTTAACACTTTTTGCTACTGTATTACCTGTGTAAGGTTTTAAACCATATTGTTGTCTTATTTTTAAAAGACTATCTGTAGTTTCTCTTCTTTTTTTTAAATTTTTTGCAATAGGAATACTAGTAATTCTTTTACCGTCTCCTTTTGCTTTTGATTTTAAAGCTTTTTTTCCTGCTTTAAATGCATAACCTAAAATACCCATTATTTTTTTCCTCCGCCGTTTCTAAAAATCTGTGTACCTTTTATACCATAAATGCTCGCCACGACAAGGATCCAGAGGTTTGTAAACCATGACGGGAGCTGCGAGAACATATCGAAAAACAATTTTACCTTGTCCATCGCTGTCGGATCGTCCGATACGACTGCCCAGGCCAAAATCATGACGGGCGTCGAGAGAATTATCAAAACTGCCTCGTCTTTCCAATCTGATTGTCGAGCTTCAAGAAGTTTACCTTGGTAAGCTTCTTGGCCACGAGCCATTTTTTCGGCATGCATAAGCTGTGCATCCGACATTGCCATTTTCGTTCTCTGCTTGTTAGCATAAATTTTACTACCAGCAGAAACGGCTAATTTAATTGCCGATAACCACATAATTTAGTACCAAGTAGCTTCTTTTTTCTTTTCAGAAAGCATTCTTTTAGTTCCTCTAACCTTTTCTTTATCTCCAGTAGGGATATAGTTAAAAGATCCGTTAGAAGTAGTCTTAGATCTAGGGTCTATCTCTAGATTTTGACTTGGAACCTGAACAACTTTTTCTTTTTTATAGTTTATCATGATTTTTTCCTTTTATTAGTTTCTTTTATTAACGTCAATTGTTTCTTTGCTTGTATCTGGCATAGATTTTTGCAAAATTGTCTTTTCAATAGACGTATTAGCTCTTAATTCTGCTAATTCTTCGTTTTGATCAATTTTATCTTCGTGAATTTCTTGACCTTGAACTAATTTTGCTTTGTTCAAGTCATTTGTTGCTTGATCTTGTTCTTTTTTACGTTGATTTTCCATTGCACGTAAGTCAACTTCACGTGATTTTAGTTTTAGAAGAGGATCGTTGTCAAATTGAGATGTAATTTTCTTCTCTTCCTTCATAAAATCTTCTGTCATCTCTGCAATTAGAATAGCTTTTCTTGCTTCTATCTGTTGAGTCATCTGTTGCAGTTGTTGTGCAGCCATAGGGTTTTGCGCTGCAGCTTGTTGCATTGCTTTCATCTGCATTAGTTGCTCTCTAAACTCTAATTGTACCTGTTCTTGTGCCATCAATGATATATGCTCCAAAATATTTTTTTGTATTGCTGCCATAACTGGTGGATTGTTTCTTACCATGTTAGTAGACATGAAATTTAAGTGTGCTGTGATATGTGCTTGATGATCTTGACCCGGAAAAGCTTGAAAAGGTTTACCAGCTAACGCATCAATGTGTTCTAAAGATGGATCTTTTGGTGCATTTGGCGGAGGAGGCGGCAATACTGCGTCTACATTTTTTACACCAATAGCTTCGTACATAGTTCTGTATACTTGATACAGATTGTGTAATTGTGGTTGTGATGTTGCAAGTTGTAATTGAGTTTGTGCTAATGTAATTCTTTGCGACATTGAAAATATGTTTGGATCAGCTACAGGAACTACATCTATTCTATCATCAAAGTCAGCTTGTTTAATTGTTCTTGCACCACCAACAACATCGTATGGATATTCTGGTGGTAAATATTGTGCAATAATTTTTGACAATAATTTAAATTCTTGTTTCATTGCAGCATAACATCTTTTGTGTATTGCGCTCATGACTCTTGAACCACGTTCTAATAATGCAATTGTAGTTCCTACAGCTGCATTTTGTTTTGTGTCACCAACTTGCATATCAGCAATTGCTGCAAATCTTTGACCTGATTGTACAACAACACCTAACAATTGTAATAATGTTGGTGATGGTTCTTTGTATGGTAAAGGAAAGAATGCTTCTCGTAAATTACCACCTGGTGCATCTACATCTTTAAATTCACCTGGTTGTATTGGCGATGCTTCATCTCTAACTCTTACACCTCTTTGTTTAAATCCTGCAGGTAAGTTTGCTAACGTACCAGCGTCTAATAATTGACGGAGAGCAGACGTTGCCGTTCTGCTCAATCCGCCAATCATGTGAATGAGACCGAAACCATAAAATCCTAGTCCTGGCAGAAATTTGAAGTGGACAAAATATTGGATTTTAGTTTTCTTAGGCTCATTGGGCGCAAAGTTCCTTCTAATAGAAAGAACTAATCGGCTGCCTTCTTCTACAGTTACTATGTAGGGCAATTTTATTCCAGTTGGTTCACCGTCAGGTCCAACTTCTTCAAAACCTTCTAAGTCTAAATTAACATGACACTCTAACAAATTATAAACTGATTCTGCTTTTCCAGTTTTTTTTGTGCCTTCTAATTCACGTTCTTTTTTTTCTAATTCATTGTTTACCATTGATCCAGGTGGACCTAATTCTACATCTCTGTAAAATCCTGATACTTGTTGTTTTCTTAATTCGTTTTCTGAAATTTTTACAACATGTATTACAGATTCTGCATCATCTAAAGATGTTGCAGTATAAGGTACAACTAATTCATCCGCCGGTACAAACTTTGATACTACTCTTCCTAAATTTGTATCGTAATAAATTTTTTTAAATGTTGATCCTGCAAGTGGTAAATGAAATAACATAGAATCAAATTCTGGTTCATACTCTTTCATAGTATCCATAATTAAATAATTCATGTAATCTTTAACACGTTGTGATTGTTGTTCCGTTGCTGGCGTTTTAGCTCCGATTACCTGTGTTCTTACTGGTCCGTCAGCTGGTAACAATTCTTTGTAAGCTTGCGCTTGAAACTGTGTGACTGCTTCTGCTAACACTGGGTGTGTTGCACCTGAAGCTCCTTGAAATGGTTCTGATCTGTTTTCGTATTTAAAACCTAATAGATCTAAACCTTGTGTGTAAGATTGTTCCCATTCTTTTCTTGATGATTTATAATCCATATAATTATTGACCATATCTCCACCGATTGGTGATAAAATATCGTCAGGTAAAATATCTGCTAGATTATCAAAATGATTTTCCGTGCCCGGTACATTAATTGCACCTGGTTCAAAATCAATTAAAGCTCCACCATCTTCTTCGGGTATTACTTCTACTGGTCCTTTTTCTGAAACTTCTTCCTGAACATTAACATCCATTTCTTCCTCATTAGGAAGTTCAATTTGTGTTCGTGTGTTCGGGAGTCCTTTATCTATATCTGCCATTTATTACTCCTATAAGTTTTTAACACGGTTTTTAAGAGATAGCAACCCTTGAGGTTGGGGTCCTGATGTTGGTGGCGGGCCTGACTTATCTCCACCTGATAAACCTGCAATACCACCGTCTGCAAACAATTGATTTTCAAGTGTACGTTTAAGCATACCTTCTTCATATTCTTTTTTTTCTAAAGCAGCTAATTGACTAGCCATGTTTATAGGAAGGGATGAATAAGCATCTCTTACATCTTTAATACCCATATCAATCTCTTGACCCTCTTCCATAGATCCTGGTGTCTCAACTCCAGCATATCCTCCAGCATAAGTATTAAATATATCTGGCACTCCATAAGCTTCAGCTTGTTCAAGTGTATATGGTAAACGGTTAAAAAATATATTTGTATTTCCAGCCGTAGCTTCACCTTTGTTTTTAATATAATCTTCTAAATTATTTATTGGAGTAACTTTAAATGGATCTCCTCCTAATGATCTTAAATTTTCTTTTAATAAATCACCAGTTTCTCTGTATTTGTCTTTAAAAAATTCAGTGCTTGCACCTTTATCTATTTTTTTGTCAAAGTCAGATGTAACTTTATCACGAATAAGTTTTTGTGCTGCAACTTTACCCTCTAAAAGTCCTTTTTCTCCTGGCTGATAAGTATAACCAAAACCCTGATAGTCTTTAACAATATCTGCCATATTTTTTTCAGCTTGTGCTAACTGATCTGTTATAACAAATTGTTGTTCATCTCCTGGGTTTAAATTTTTTAATTGATCTTCTGCCATCATTTTTGATTGATAGTTGTTTAAAAAATTAGTTATTGCATTTGTATGTCGTATATATTTTCTACCTTCTCCAGGTGGTAGTTTTTCAAGATCAACTTTACCTGCACCAAATAAACCAGCTGTGCTTGATCTTAATGCACCATCTATATCACCGGCAACTAAATCAGGTGCCATAAACATGTACTCTAAAGGTATAGCTACATCACCAAAAAACGCACCTCCAACAGCTCTTAACTTTCCAAATTTTTTAGGTATTTTTCCATCTTTAGAAACTTTAGCGGCTTCATTAATTTGTTTCTTCATATTAGTTTGTATTTCTTCCATTGAACAAGTTAGACCATCTACTGACCCTGCTAACTTTA